ATGCATTTTAGGACTATCTATTTTTAACGGAAGCTCAGCTCCATCAGGTTTAAACTGGCTTCCAACAGGAATAAAACTTTCCTGTATGCCGACTATTTTTCCGTCAAGTGCCTCACAGTAAGGACACGACTTGCTTCCAGTATTTATCCATACAAGCTTTGTAACGCCTGCACTCTTATAAACTACAAGAGATACTGCGCCCGCTATTTTTACTGTTTCCTCTTTTGAGACCTGTTCAGGTTTTTTCTCTTCCCATCTGTCAAATTCCTTTTCAAGCACTTCAACAGGATTTTTATTATTTTCAATAGCTTTGGCTACAATATTTGTTATCCTGCCTTTATGTTCATTTGAATACCTGTAATCAAATGCTTTCTGGTAATCATCAGTAAACTTGTCAAGATCATAGTCTTTAAGTTCGACTTCATCGGCTGCTTCCAGCGCAATTGCATCCGCATAAGTCGATATAACAGGCTTTGTCTGGATGTTTAAAAACTCCTTAAAATCTTCATAAAACTTATCCAGCTTTTCACCAAATAACTGGTTATCCCTGTTTGTAAAACAGGAATTTGCTATGCTCATTACCTCGGCACGCTCTCTTTTTATCAGACGTGTTACAACGTTTTCAAATAATCCGCTGTATGCTTTTGCAAGCCTTGTCCTTGTGTTTGCACTACGGATTGAGCGAGCTTCTTTCTCATTTATATTAAGCTCGACAGGTTTTATTGCTATTTCATTTTTAGGTATTACCCTTATTTCATTGTCCTTTATAATAAGTTCCCTGTTATCACTGGTAAGTTTTCCAAGCTGCCCGACATCCTGCATATTTAACTGGATTGTGTATTTATCGCCGCCATCATATGGGTTTCTGTTTTCAAGTTCCCTGATTTCATTTGCGTTATAAATGCCGTTTTGTTTTGCAATAGAATAAGCCTGAAATCTTGAAAGTATATCGCCACGCAGTAACGCATCGACTGAAAACTCAATAAAGTATTTCCTGCGCTCCTCTGCGGAAAATAACTGCATATTTATAGCCTGTTCAATACGGACAAGCCAGGGTCTGATTGTATGCATTACAAAGTCAATTGACTGATGCTCGATATTATTGTTGGTGCTTCTGCTTAAATCCTGCAACAGATGAAGTGGTACTCTAAATATTCTTGCAATTTCCTCCAACTGAAATCTTCTAAGCTCAAGATATTGCGCGTCTGCAAGCGGCATGGTAACAGGCATAAAATCCATGTTCTCTTCAAGTAACATTAACTTGTGCGAATTGCCAAGTCCCTGATATGCCTTGTTGATTGAATCTATCAGGTTATCATGTCCCTGCTTTGATAATTTCCCGGGATGTTTTGCAACGCCCCCGATGTTAGTTCCGTTTGAAAAGAATGTGCTTCCAAACTGTTCAAGAGCCATTCCAAGCCCTATTGCTTCCCTCATGTAGCCGATAGGACTTTTGCCTATCACACCATTAAATGAAAGCCCTGGTATGTGCAAAAGATACCTTTTGTCTAACTGCTCACTTCCATTTTTAAAAACTGCCCTGCCGTCTAAAATCTCAATTTTTATATCTTTTGGCTGATATGGATATAATGAGATTACGTCTTTGTTTCTGTTTTTTACTATAAGACTTTCGCTATTGCCAGTTAAAAGGATATGCCAGCATATCGTTTCCTTATAAGAAAATGCGCTCATCTCTTCATTTGCTTTTGAATGCAGGACATCATAAAGCGGATGTTCTATTGCCTTGTTTTTTCCTGTTTCAAGTCTTTCATATACAAAAACAGGCAGGCTTGCTATTGTTTCTGCAATAATTCTTACACAGGCATAGACTGCTGAATGTCGCATTGCGCTATCTTCATTTACGCTTACGCCTGATAAAGTCCTTTTAGCTCCCAATGCTTCATATAGCCATTGTCTGGGATTAAGTAAATCTGAGGTATTATTCCTCTTCTCTAACCATTTGCTTATAATTGGTATCTTCAATTTTTACTCCAATTTATTTAAAATACTTTTACGGTTTCCGTTTCATACATGGATACCGGCTGTTCGTTTCTCATTACTCCGTCAAGCGCCATAATAAGAGCTACTATTCCGTCTATTCTTTGTTTTGATTTTCCTTTATCCGGCTTTATATTTCCTGCCGGGTCTTGTAGTATCATTACATTGTCAAAATTCCACCTTAAAACAGGATTTGAGCCATGATTTAATTTTCTGTCTAAAATAAGCGTTTCAAGATATTTTGTTGGCGCATTCATTGACTGGTAGCCCTGTCCTATTGGTATCATGTGTTCGTAACCATCAGCAATTAAATCCTGAACAAGTTTTGTTGCGTTCCATCTGTCATAAGCAATAGACTGGACTTGATATTTGCCAAGCGCTTCTGTTATAACCCTTTTAACCATTTCATAATCAACAACATTCCCCTCTGTAGCTATTACATATCCCTGCTTTTCCCATAAATCATAGTCAACTCTGTCAACCTTGATTTTCTCTGCCATTCTCTCTTTAGGTATGAAGAAGAACGGTAGAGCTATTCTTTTATCATCTTTGGGGAAAACTAAAACAAATGCCGTTAAATCTGTTGTCGCTGAAAGGTCAAGTGCGCCATAGCATATCTGGCCTTCCAGCTGTTTTAAGTCATACTTGCCAGGACATGAGTCCCATTTACTAATATCAATCCAGCGCGTTTCTTGAGATGTCCACATATTGAGGTATAATCTCTTAAATGTGTTTTGGAGCGCCGGTGTTTCCTTGGCTTTATTAAATAAAGACCTCATCTCTTCAATTTTCCTGAAAGTGCCAAGTGCCGGATTAACCCTGTACCATACTTTTTCATCTTCCCAGTTATCTTTTTCGCCTGCTTCATATATTACGGGTAGAAAAGTCTTATCCTTTACAATTCCCTTTATTATCTTTTTTGCATAACCGTACTGCTCCCAGAGTATTGAATTTCTGTCATAGCCGGCTGTTGAAATAATAAACAAAAGCGGCTGGCTTCTTGCTCCCATCGATGTTGAAAGTACATCAAACAGTTCTCTATTGGCGGCTGCATGAAGTTCATCATAAATAACACAGCTCGCATTGTAACCATGAGCGCTTGCTACATCTGCCGATATTGCCCGATAAAAAGAATTTGTCCTGTAATTTACTATTCGCTTTTGGCTATCAATTATTTTGCATCTTGCATTTAAAAAAGCATTTGTTCTCACCATCTGGGCTGCTTCATTAAATACCAGTGATGCCTGATCCCTATCCGTTGCTGCGCTATAAATCTGTCCACCCATTTCATGGTCAGCAAAAAGATGATAAAGTGCTATGCTTGCAGCCAAGGTAGACTTTCCATTTTTTCTTGGCAGCATAACAAGGCATGTCCTATATTGCCTTGTTCCATCCTTATTTAAAGTTCCATATAATGGCTTGATAATCTTTTCAAACTGCCAATCCTGTAAAATAAAGTTTTGACCTGCATATTGCCCGGTTGTATGTTTAAGTTTTTGAATAAATTTTTTAACTTTTTGTGCTGCAACATTGTCATACATTTTTAATCAAGTAGTTTTTCAAATTCATCATCTATTGTATCGGAGGGTAAAGATATTCTCCCTCTTGAGGATGGAGTCAGTCCAAATTCAACTGCAATTGCTTTTATTATTTTTGCAGCCTCACGTGCAATTTGTGCTGCCGGATGTGCTTTATCGCCATTACGTATATTTGTTGTGATAAGCCCGTCTTCTTTTATCTGTTTAAGAGCATCCCTGTAAATCGAATACTGACTGCAATATAGTTCAAGCGCCGCCCTGTCAACTTTTGTTAATAGTCCAAGTTTGTATAGTTCAGGTACAATGCGATTCCATTCCTCATAAGCTATTGCGTCATCTTTTAAATAATCCGGACATGGAATTAAATCTATTTCCGGCTTGGGTTCGTTTTTGGGTAATGGACGCTTACCGGGATTTCCCTCTAATATTTTTAAAGTTGTTGGCTTTGGGTTTCTACCTACCATTTTTTTTGCTTTCTATTGGTTCAATTGTTACATTAAAAGCCTGTCCACAAAGAAGCTGTAATTGAACGATTGCGTATAATTCAGACTGTGGAATATCAAGTTTTATTCGAGCTCCCTCACCCATGCCTGAAACTGATATTGCTGATGTAATTGGAGGCAGACTTGCTATAAATTGTATGTTGTTTGGCTCTTTTACCATTTTAATTCATTTCGCGATTTAAAAAAGATAGT